CCTTCAATTTGCTGTGCAGCTTGTCGACCTCTAGGCTGAGGTTGTGGTGCTGCATCATGATCTTGCCGAGGTCTTCCATCTCCTTGCGCCGCAGGTACTCGGAAGCGATGATACGCTTGGTGTCCCTCGTGTCCTGCTGATCCATTAGCTCCCGCTCGCGCTTCAGCACGTCTACCTGCTTCGACATGTGGTCTACGGCGGGCATGACCGCCCACACGAGGAACGCCACCAGCAGCAGGTTGATCACCATCGGCATCAGGTGCACGACTAGGTCGCGCTTAGACACTACTTCGGTGGTGAGATCTGCTTGATCTCGCGCCGCTGCGGTGCAGTTTGCTCGGAGGTATCCGTTTCGCATTGGTCGCCCCTGCCTGTCAGGTGGTCTTCGTGGGCTACCTTGCACGCCGTCGTCACCGACGCCTTGACACTATCTAGCTTGTCGCTGAGGCTGGCGGTCTGCTTGTCGAGTCCCTCCGTGAACGCCTTCTCCAGCCTATTCAGCCGGTCGACCAAGCTGTTCATGATGATGGTCTGGTCATCGAGGAACTTTATTACCCTGTCCCCGACCGGCTTTACTACGTTGACCCCTACCCATGTCAGTACACGCCATACCGCTAACGATAGGGCTACTAGGCAGCCTGCTGGGAACCCGAATGTCCGCATGAAGTCGACAAAGTCCATCTCCTCTGTGTCCTTGGGTTGCAGCTGTGCAGGCAGCTTAGCCGAGTGACGTTTACTCTATTGCATCCCCTCGTTGCTCTGTGGTGGTGGTAGTTTCTCCTTGTCCAGCTGTGCCTTGACCCCTGCGATGAATCCCTCCCTGCTAGCACCCGCGACCAGTGCGTCTTTCATGCTGTTGGTCGCCAAGTGGACCTCCTGGATCGCCTTGGCGTTGGACTGGGTCTTGAGCCAATTGATTAGGGCCGCTACCAGCAGCGGTATCTGCGCCACCAGCATGAGCAAGAATATCGTTGTGGCCTGCTCTAGCGACATCGCCGGCTACCTCAACCTCGGGTTGTCGTTAGAACCCAGCTGCCGTTGCGAACGCGATGCTTTTTGGAACGTACAACAAGGGGATGCAGTTCATGAGTGCGATCAGCTCGATGCAGGACGGCTGCGTGACCCACTCCTTCCAGAACGTGTAGCCGCGCTTGAGCTGCATGGGTTGGCCAGCGTTCTCGCTGATGTACTCCGCACCCTGATACAGCTCCGACCAGTCCGGTGACGGCTTGGGCGCGATAATGACCGTGTTATCGGGGCACACCTTGATGAAGGTAGCGGTCGCCGGTGCCGATGACCACGTCGGGTCCACGTCGCTGTTCGTCACGAGCACGTCGTCGCAGATGTGCCAGTACGCCCACGGTAGGCCGCGCAGGGTCGCACTGAACTCCGGCTGTGGCATACCGTCCATTGCCATCTCCGGCACGCGTTGGTAGTCGCTGAACGGCGTGTTTGCACTGCCCGCCGTGTTGCGCACCTCGGCGTTGAGCAGCACGTTGTACCACATGGTGCTATTCATCCAGAAGTGCTCGGGCTGGTACCCCGACAGCTGGGTCATCGCCGCCTGGATCGACAGGCAGTTTTTGATGAGCGGTGCGCCTGTGTTCTGCCAACCAATCTGCAATATGTTGCCGGTGCCGAGCAGGTTGAGCTGATTCTTGTTGCCGGCCGGGATCTGGAACGGCAACTGGAAGCCGAGGTTCGGCGCGGTAGGTGCCCCGATGACCGGTAGCAGGTTGTCGCCATTGAGTTGGAAGTACAGGTTGTCCTGGAACATGCCGGTCGTGATCAGCTCGATTGTGTTGTTGTACTTCTCGGCGAGGTGGGTGATCTGCCGTGCGATGTAGCTCTGTCCGCCGGTGTCGATCTGGCTATTGGGGCCGATAATGGGTGACAGGTTACCGAGGAACTCGCCGAGCAGCCGCACCTTCTCGTGAAACCGTGCACAGCTCACGCGCACGTCGCCGACTGGGTTGGGCGGCACGCTTGCGGGTCCGGTGCCGGGTGCACGGCCCTTCGCCACCACGCGCGTCACGTCGTCGAGCCGGAAGGTGGCGAACCGCGTGTCACCGTACCGGACGTTCGGCCCCTCCAGCGACACGTTGTCGGGGTTCACCCGCATCGGCTGGAATCCGACCCAGCGACCGAGTCGTCCCTGGAACTTCCTGATGCGCGAGACTGCTTTGAGTATGACTTGGGGCGTTAACAGGTCGTGCAGTGATACGAATGATGCCATCTCAATTCCTCTTGAAGTTCGCTGCTATGCCGCTTTTACATCACCCCGATATCTTGCAGTAGGATCCGCCTGTTGCTGAATGCCTTGACGTACTCTTCGCCTTTACGCTCACCGCCATCGGTCGTTGTTGCGGTAATGATGAACTCGGTCCTACTGTCCTTCGGTACGACAAACTGAACGGTGAATGGTCGCTCCGCATCTATTGCGGCGTCGAACATATCGCACAGTTGCTTCAGTACAGCGTCACGCCATGCTAAAGCACGCTCCCGCTTGAACTCGAAAGAGAGGTCTTGCACGGGCGGCACTTCCATCGGGAACATGAATACAGTGGCTGTCTTCATTTGATCCACCATCGACGACAACATACTTGCCGCAGTTTCCCTCATCCTCAATCCGACTGTGTCGTTTGCCATTACCCACCTACCCTGTATGGTATATAGTGTTGCTTACTTTCGCTGCTGTACCGCTTGTCAGTCGCTCGGTTAGCCGCCCTTTTTCTTTTTGCCTGCACCGTGGGCACTTTTCAATGAGTGGGTGCCTATCCATTTCGGAGTGCCGGACCTAGTCGTTCCAGGACTATTCCAGTGCTTCCGCCCCTTAACAGGTGTCCCGCCTTTTTTCCTGCCAACGCTAAGTGCTACATCAATGTCCTCTTCCACCGGACACTCGGCGGGTTGGATCTGTTGCTGTGCAGCGGCTTGTTCCAATTCCCGCCGCACTTGGTCTTCCATACTCATGTGTGCACCTGTATGCCGTGTTACTTCAAGTTGTATCCAAACTTCTTCCGCTCTTCCCTCGGTGTTATTGGTCCGCTCTTCGGGATTGCCCGACGGGGTGCCTTCTTCCCACCGAAGTTCTTCTTGTGTATGTTGATCGCCTTTCGGAGACTCTTGTTCTCACCTTTGCCTACCTTGTGGGCGTATGCTCGACCCGTCCCACCGTAGGGGAGTTCATGGTCGAATGCCGCGTCAATGTCCTCGTCAACAGGACACTCGGCGGGTTGGATCTGTTGCTGTGCAGCGGCTGTCTCCATCTCACGCCGCACTTGGTCTTCCATACTCATAGGTGCACCTGTGGTTAGACTGCCGTGATAGTCGCGGTACCGCGCTGCTCGACGATCCACTTCGTGCCGGCCGGGTTGGTGTATGCAACGAGGATGCCGCCCGACGCCGTGATGCTCACGCTGTTGTTGCTGAACCCCGCACTGTTCACCATGTTGCCGGTCTCGTTCGACAGCAGCACGAACGGCTGTGCGGCACCACAGCGGATACCGAAGTAGTACCCGTTGGCAATAGGCGGCAGGGTGAGCGTCACGCTGCCCGTCGCACCCGTGTTGTCGAACAGGGTAAAGTTGTCGGTGCTGAGGATCGTGTATGCGGCAGTCTTGTTGATCTGGCGGCGCCAGGGGTACCAGTGGGCACCGGGCATGTCGATGAACGAGCTGCTGGTATCGAAGATGAACTTGTCCATCTGCTGCTTGGCGTTGTTGTCCAGGCCGAGGATCTTCGCCGCCTGCACCGGCCCACCAACGAGTACCGCATAGAAGCGGTCCACCGCGTTGTTGAGGAAGTCGAGCATGCGCAACCCTTCGATGAGGATCGCGCTCGCTACCTCGGTGCCGTCCGTCGCGGTCGGCGAGTACGCGAGGTACTTGCCGGTGGCAATCTGCTGCCCCAGCAGTAAGCCCGGCCGCAGCTCAAACGTCGGCGTGTTACCGACATCGACGGCACTGCCGCTGATGAGTGCGTTGGCGAACACGCCCTGAAACTGGCTACCCCAGCGGAACTCTTGCTCGTATGTCTCTCTGCTCGTAGTCAACCCTGGGACTATGCCGTATGAGTCCGTCATCAAAATAGGTCACCTCTCAGTCGCGTTAGTCCTTATGTTGAAATCCGGTGTAGGAGCGTTAGGGAACCCCTACACCGGTGCACCCGAGCATCTACCGCCGAGGTAGTTCGTTAACTCGCCTTCTGCTTCGGTGTCGTGTCCCTGATAAGCATATTGCTCAGCTCGTCGATCCGCTCCGCACTGAGTGCGTCGGCGTCGGTCGGCTGCGGCATAGCGAGGATCTGGTCGGCCGACGTGGTGAGCAGCTTCGGCATGTCGGCCAAGCCCTTCTCCAGCACGGTGAGCACCTGTGCCATTGGGTCCACCACCGCACCGCCATCGCCCATCGACAGGGCCATAGCAGGCAGTGCGACCATCGCGTCGAGGTCCGCCTTCACACGCGGCGATAGGCGGCTGAGCATTGCCACGCGGCTGGCACGCTTGGCGTTCTCCTCCTTCAACTTCACATCACGGAGGCTGTTGGTGATCTTCGCGGTAGCGTCCAGCTCTCCGCGCAGCTTGACGTTCTCGTTGTACATCGACAGTGCCATGCTCTTCATCACGGGGTTGTCGATCTTGTTGATGTCGTCGAGTGACATGTACATCGGCTGTTGCTCCTGATGGATAAGCGGGTTGGGCTGCTGTTGTGCCGGACTGGTCTGGTTGGCTGGCTTGTTGTCCTGTCCCTGCCCGCCGTTGGTCAGTTCGTGGATCTTCGTCATGGCGGCGTTGTAGAGGGCACGCTTGAACTCGGCCTCGCCACCGTTGCGCTCGCAGTGGATGCCAAGTGCGCCGAGGAGGTCGCACAGCAGCTCCTCCATCGACACGTCGCCCTTGGGGTCACCGAGGCCCTTGTCCTCGCCCATTGTGTTGAGGTCCGCCTCACCGTTGCCCTCGTCTAGGTCGTCCTCGGCCGGCAGCTCGCCAGGCGTGACGCCCTCCTTCGGTGCCTTCTTCTTCGGGGGTGGCATGTCGTCCTCGGCGAGTGCGACGCCACCGCTGTACAGCGAGAATGCAACTGGGTACCGTGGCACGAGCCGCTTGTCGCGCTCGACCAACTTGCCCATGCGCGACAGGCAGAACCCCTTGCCACCGGTGGCGTCGTCGAGCTTCGCGTCAGTAGCAATGGACAGTGCGGCAGCGATAGACGGGAACGGCTGCTGTGCGGTCACGCGCGGGCGGGTGGTGAGTGCAAGATGGGACACGACGTTCTTCCACTCGCGTCCGTCGCCGTCCGTAAACGTATTGAACCATGGTGAGGTATAGCGGATAGTCTTTGGCAGCTTCTTCGCCAGTTCCTCGTCCTGTATGTCGACCACGCTGAACAGGCGGCTGTCGTCGGCGCGGGTGCCGTCCTTCTTCGGGGTACCCATCCGGTACTCTTTGACCCACCCCGCGTTGGACTTCAGCTTGTCGGCTGGCGTCATCGGATGGGCGTCGAAGTCGTGCTCGCACGGCACCGGCACAGTGAGTCCGACCGCCAGCATTTTGTTGCCTTGGTCGTGCCAGTAGCGGGTCAACTCAGGCGTAACCACCAGCTTGCGCGGTAGGTTGGTTTCCTGATCCGTGTACCAGTACGTCCCTGGGCCTATGACTTCCTTCTCGACGAGCATCAGATGTTCCCCCGCCTCTGACTCTTCGACCCCTTCGTTTGGAACCACCTGCCGGCCTTGTTGGTCGTCGCACCGAACCGCCCTTGGTTTACTCCGACGCGCCCGCCCTTCTTACCGCCCGATACCTTCGTCTTCGGTGTCACCATACCGAGCGCAGCGTCAATGTCGCCCTCGACCGGGCACTCGCTCGGCTGGACATGCTGCTCGGCGGCTGCTTGCTCTAACTGCCGGCGTGTCTCCGATTCGAGGCTCATGCCGCTCTCCCGTAAACCCGCGCCGGCCTGTACTCGCTGGACCGGACGCGGGTCGTGCAATGGGAAGGACGCTAACGATTGCAATACTAGGAACGGAAAATTGCGGACGCAATAGGATTTGATAGGATAGTAAAATTTCTAGGAGGCGGGTATGCAAGAGCGACGTGGAGGGAGGCGTGCAGGTGCGGGGCGCAAACCGCACCCAGTGCCAATGTTAACGTACAGTGCCCAGCTCGAACCACGACAGGCTAAGCTATTGAAGAAGTGGGGCAATGGGAACATGTCAGCTGGATTGCGCTGGCTCATCGACGCTGCGGCACCGTTGATACGTCCGACACGACAACAATAGGTTCGTCGCAGCTATCCTCGTCCTCAAACCGCTTGCACTCCTCAGCGAATCGATTAAACTCAGCAACGCGCGTTGCGACCATACGCTTAACTATTGATTGCACGACTTCAGGGCTACAGAGATCTTGCCAAGTAACCATCAATGCGCTTTCGGTATGTTGTGACGTGCTGCCATGTCAGCCATCTCTTGCGATGTCAGCGGTTCACCGGCGAACCCGATGCCGTTCTTCGTCACCGGCATGTACAGATCGACCTTACCGGCATTGCAGATAGGTGACCTCACGAGGTGGTCACTGCCGGCGTAGTGTGCGAACCTGTCCACGAATTGCTCGATGGACTCGTCGGCACTGCGCCCCTCTAGCTCGACTTTCACCTTGTCCAACCCGCAGGACTGGCACCCATACATAGCCTTGATCGTTGCCATCTCAGTCCTCCAGTGCCGCCTGCAACTCCTTAGCACGCTCGTCCCACATCTCGCGCCGCAGCCGCAGTGCGTCCTTGCGTAGCTGCGGGTTGCGAATCCGGCGCAGTTGGTTGATGAATGCCTCGTGCTCGGCCTGCGTGTCGGGCATCGGCGGTAGGAGGTTGGGATGTAACTCCTTGAGCCGATCGTAGGGCAGCTGCGGCCAGCCCGCACACGGCAGCTTGGTCCAGTCGCACCGCTCGTTAGCCAGTGCCTCGATCACCTGTGCGTGGGTGCACTTATCGAAGAACACGCCCTCCTGTCGTCCGTCCAACACCACGCCCTTGATCGGTCGTCCGTACTGGTCGCTCACTATCGCACGGCCGTCGTGCGGGCACACGCCCTGCTTGTTGCAGCAGTCGTTGCCGCAGCCGAAGAAAAACGTGATCGAGCGGAACCGCTGCTCTGCCCAGTTCCATCCCTGTACACCGAATACGAACCCGGCCGGCGACACGATGCTGCCTACGCCGTCTGTGTTGTCTGGCATGTCATCTCCTGCGGAAAGGTTGTCCGTCCGGTCCCAGCAATGGCGTCTTCGTTACCGCTATCTGCTGGTCGCGCTGCTGCTGCACGAGCTGCGACCCCACGAGTGCCGCCTTGATCGTCTCCAGGAACCCCACCATCGAGTCGACCGGTATCTGCCGGTGGATCCAGTAGCTGAACGCCATCTTGTCCTTGTCCCACGCGATCACCAGTGCGGACTCAGGGCACTCCTCCGGTGCACGGAACGCCAGCTCGGCCTGCACGCGCGTGATGTACCCGATGAGCCACAGCACAGGCATCTGCCCAACGATCCCCCACTGGTACCCCTCCTTCTCCGGTGTGGGCCGTGCGTACTGTACGACGAGTCGCGGTGTCTCAGGTGTGAGGTCGGTGTATTTCATGTTAGTTTCATCGTCCTTGTGCCAGTGAAACGATATGGGCCTTGCTGCACCTGCTGTTTTACACTACCCGCGTTCGTGAACGTGATCGCGTTGAGCGGGTCGTTGATGTAGCACGAGTCCCCGTCAATCGTGTGATTGGTGATCGTCATTGCACGACCGTCGTTGCTCTTGTCCAGGCTGCACCCCACCGACATCGTCAGTGTGGTCACTATCCCGCCGCACAGCCACGACATCGCGCAGTTGCTCTGCACCGTGATCGTCGGCCACGTCAGTGCATCCGTACCAAATGTAAATTGTGTACCATTGCTGCCCGTAATTGTAGAAGGGGCGGAGTTGATTATCACGGATCCGCCAAAAGTAGTCAGCACCGCACCAGCAGTCCATACGACCCCCGCTCCTATGCCTACAGTCGCCCCGCCGTCAATCGTGCACGACGACAAGCCCGCCACCTCGCCCGGCAGCATGGCAATGCCCAACGATACCCCATTTGTTGCAGTAAACGTGTTAGCGGTATGGACTCCGAGGAACCGGATGCCCCACTCGTCGGCAGGCTGTCCTGCGGCGAGGCATATAAGTGTAGTAGGTTGGGAGCCGACGTTATACCGCTCCCTACTTGGTCCACTACCGCTCCCGCTGTTGTAACCGAGCACCATCTGTAGACCGCCGGCGGGAACGCTACCTTGTGGTCCAACAAACTTAAAATATGTTGCCCGCCACTCGGTGTAGCCATTAGGGTTGTTCTCTGGTAGGCCGATGGTGCCCGTGAACGACTGCCAGCGCTGGTAGGTGTTCCACTGTAGCGACGCGAGCTGGTCGAGGTTCCACAGCATCGGCACGCTGGTGTTCGCCACCACACCGTTGTCGCCGTTCTGCGGCAGCTGCCTGACCCCTGGTGCCGACCCAGTCACGCGCAGCCAGTTCTGCGGATCGTTCACGTCGCTCGGCGACTGGTTGGCCTGCGTGTGCGCGGTGGCGATGCCGTTAGCCAGACCGTTGCCAGTGCTCAGCACCAACCCCAGCGTGGTCCCCGGCACGTTAGCGAATGGTGTGCCTGGCGCTGCTGCGGTAGCCGTCATCACGCCGCTAGACGGGTTGGCGAACGTGATCTCCGTCAGCTCCAGCGGCCCACCCGTACTTGGCGCGATGTTGAGCAGGTTGAATAGTCCTGTCGCCGCCGTAGCTGCGGTGTCCCCCGCTACCGACGCATACGTCACAGACTTGCCGTTGATGGTTGCCGTGTAGGTGTTGCCGACGCTGTTGGGTGCGGAGAAAACATAAGTCTCCACCTGTGCTACCGCTGCTTGGTTCGGTGCCCAATATGCTGTGGTCGGCATTATGCCTTATCCTTCTTGATAGAAGAAACCTGTGCATTCACCGCCTTCAGCTGCTTAATATACTTCCCCTCGCGCTGCCGCATGTCTGCCAGCTCCAGCATCTGTTGCTTGCATATGCCGATCAGCGCAATGATCGCCGTCTCCATCGACGGCAGCACCATGCCCTCGCAGTCCGTCGACTGTGCACCTGCTGGTGTACTCACAGTGTGCCGCCAGCGGAAGCGCGGTGGTTGGCTGTGCGGTATCAGGTCGAACGGTAATTGTGCCACTACCACACCTCGTTAGCATTGTACCCAGCCGCGCCGAGTACGGGGAACGTGTCCTCGCCGTCCCTGTCGCCAGGCTTCAGCTCGTCCGCGAGCCTACCCAATATGCTAACACAGTCGGCGATGTCATCCGGTTCCCCGTCTATACCAGTGAACGACGCTAGCTGGTCACTGAGCGTCTCCACCCACGGCAGTGTGCGGTTCTCCGGCAGGTAGCACATGCCACGCTCCGCGCGGACGATTGCGGCCTGCGAGCGTGTCAGCTTGTTCTTGCTCTTGATCCCCAGCGGCTTGATGGTCGGTATGTCCTTGTACCTGCGGCACTCCAGCAGCATCGTCTCGCTCAGGTTGTCGTCGTCACCCGACACTACTGCGGGGTTCCACCGCCGGCAGAACTCTGCCAAGCGCGGTGCATTGCTACCTAGTGGTATCCGCTCGTTGACCGCGCCGAGGAAGAACAGGATACCGTCCACCTCGTCGCTCATGTCCGCCACTACGAACGCGGTGCAGTCGCCCGTCAGCTCGTCCAGCATCATCATCGACGTCTGGTTCTTGCTCTTGTCCTTCTTCGGCTTGCCCATAGCCCAGTCGAACGCGATCACGCGCGAGCACTCGGCCTTCCGTATGTGCTTCCAGCGCTCACCGTCCCGTATACGGTACGCATCCCCTGTGTCGATGTAGCTGGGCCATGAGTCGGGGAAGTAGTGGTTGCCGCCGCTGTCGATGAACAGACCGCCCAGCTCCTGCTTCCTTTGCTGTGCCGTATACTTCTTGTGGAGATTAGCTACGAACCCCTTTGGTAGAAATATGTTCTCCTCGCTGCGTGCGTGTATCAGGTCGGTGTCACCGCCGCTGCCGAACACCTTATACGTCCAGTGCACCTTACCCTTCGGCGTGAACGTTGCCGAGATCCACCCCTGCTCGCCACCCTCGCGCAAGCGGCCGATCAGGATGTCGTATGCGTCACGCTTGCTAAGGCTCGCCTCGTCCATCCACACGCCGCTCAGGTTGGGACCGCGCAGCCGCTCGGGGTCGTCCGTGCTGCGGAACAGCACCTCCGCGCCCGTCCGCAACCTGATGCTTGGCGGCGGGCTGCTCTTTATGTCGCCCGGTGCCACCACCTCCAGCTGCTGTGCGACGTTGATGAACGAGCGGAAACTGCTGTCGCTCAGCATCGGATACGTAGGTGCGGTCACCATGTACAGCCTGTTCGGCTTGCTGCGGCGGATCATGTCGAGTGATCCGATGAAGCTCTTGCCGCTCCCGATGCCGCCCACGAACGCGCGGTACAGTGCCTTACTCTCCGTGAACCGGCACTGCTTCGGGTACACCCGGATCTGCTTGTTGACTACCGTCGGCATTCACCACCGTTACTGTTACGGGCACTACTGGTGCGTCCTCTACTTGCTCCGTGTTGATCACGCTGATGTTGAGCGTGAATGCTCCCCTTTCCTTCACTTGGTCGGGGTTGTCGCGCTCGAACTGGTGCTGGTCCGCCATGCGCAGCGCGTTGAACGCCGCCACCTTCACCTTCGCCGGCTGGTCTGGGTTATCGAGGATGGAGATCAGCTCGTCTACGAGCTGTGGTTTCCTACCAAGAGGAACCTCCCACCCGTTCCTGATGGCCGTCG